ATATACGCGGGAGGCGATCCAGAAGGCCATGCTGGACCGGGTTCCGCGTACCCTGGACACCAGGGAGGGGAGTGTGATCCAGACAGCCCTGGGTCCGGCTGCCTGGTATCTGGAGGGACTTTACATGCTGCTGGGACAGGTCCAGCAGAACGCCTATGCCAACACGGCAGCAGGCCAGTCCCTGGACTATATCTGCGCAGAGCGCGGGATCCGGCGGAAGGAGGCCGTGGCGGCCAGAAGGAAGGGAACGTTTAACGTACAGATCCGGGAAGGAGCGCTGTTTAAGACCATAAACGGGGCGGATTCCGTTCTTTTTATGTGTACCGGAAAACTTCTGGAGAAGACGGATGGGTCGTACACATACGAAATGGTGTGCCAGACGGCCGGACTTGCCGGAAACAGTTATTCCGGAAGTATCCTTCCGGTTTCGGCCATCAGCGGGCTCACGTCGGCAGTGATCGGGGAAACCATCCTGTCGGGGAGCGACGAAGAGGACGATGGCTCTCTGAGGGCCAGGTATTTTGAGACTTTTGATGTCCAGGCATTTGGGGGCAATATTATTTCTTACCGGACTGCGATCCTGGCAGTCTCGGGCGTCGGCGCTGTCCAGGTATATCCGGCCTGGAAGGGAGGAGGAACCGTCCTCTGCAGTATTCTGAACAGCCAGATGAAGCCGGCGGATAGTGGCCTTCTTAAGAAGGTCCAGGAGCTGATCTGCCCAGCGGAGGAGGGGGAAGAACTGCCGTCTTCCAATGGATATGGCATGGCCCCCATCGGGGCGGCAGTGACGATCACAACGGCAAACACGCTGGTGTTAAATATCTCATGCAGCATCCAGTTCGTGGAGGGTGTGGCCACGGGGGCGGAGATATACCGGGAGCGTGTCCGGGAAAAAATACAGGACTACCTGGATTCGGTCTGTGCAACCTGGGGAAATCCCATCAAGGGGCAGAAAATCGAATACGTGGTTTCTGTATATGTTTCACGGATTGCAGTGGCCGTTCTGGGAATTCCGGAGATCGTCAACGTGACGGATATTCTGATCAATGGATCCGGGAAGGATCTGGTTCTGACGGAAACTGCAGATTTACAGCAGATTCCAGAGTTAGGGACGGTGATGATCAATGGCGGCTGATCTGATCCATATACTTCCGGCATGGTTCCGCCCGGTCCGGGAATTCCAGGTTATTATGGAGCGGCCCTGGACCAGGCAGAAAAGCAGATCCGGCAGACCTGGGATAACTGCTTTATCCAGACTGCAGACGCAGACACGATCCGGATGTATGAGGAATTGTTCGGACTGGTTTATAAACCAGGAGAAACATTGGAATTCCGCCGGCAGCGGATCCTCCAGATGTATAATATCATCCCGCCGTTTTCCATCGGCTTTTTCCACAGCCGGCTGAGGGAACTGTTCGGGAATGATTATTCCCTGGAGGTGGATCCGGTCAGAAGCACGATCCGCGTCATTGTGACCTCCAGCCAGTACGGAGCTGTGGATCTTCTGTATGGACTGGTATGGGATATTGTACCGGCGCACATGGAGGTGACGGCAAACCATCAGGTGACCAATGACATGGATGGAAAGCTTTGTATGGCAGGATTTGTGGCGGGAACCGTAGTCCAGACCATATAGGCCGATTTTAAGGAGGAAAACACATGGGAGCATATAAGAAAGCAGTGATCACGGACGCAGGCAGAGCCCTGGTGGCCCGGGCCGTGGCAGGGGAAACGGAAATCCGGTTTTCCCATGCCAGTACATCCGAGTACGTTTACCCGGATGGTACGAGATTCGAGGAGATAGAGAAGCTGGAGGGGATCCGGCAGACGGTGCTTCCAGCCGACGCGCGGGTGGCGGATGGGACACTGGTGAATGTGAGGGCCATGTTTGGCAATGAGAATATCCTGTCCCCATATATGATCCAGAATATCGGACTGTATGCCATGGACGGGGAAAGGGAGATCCTCTTTGCTGTTTCCCAGGCGCAGGTGCCGGACCAGGTGCCTGCATACAACGGAGTGGCCCCGTCGTCCTTTATTTTCAATCTCTGCCTTGCGGTTGCACAGGCAGCGGAGATACGGGTGACCGTGGATCCGGCCGGGACCGTGACCATACAGGATATCCTGGAGATCCGGGAACAGCTCCGGAAGACAACGGAGACCGCAGAAAAGGCAGCCGGAAGTCTGATAACCGGTATTACGATTCCGGCCTCCGGCTGGAAAGATCTGACCTATACCATTGAAAATGCGGCGATCCAGGCCGACAGCATCGTGCATATCGGGTATGCGTTTGATTCGGTCCCGGCGGCCCAGAAGGCCAATATACGGGGGAGGACGGAAGCTGGAAAGCTGATACTGGTGGCAAAAAAAGTCCCTGCAGGGGACCTGGCCGTGGATGAGATCCTGATCCAGAATCTGAAAGGAGGCGTGTAGTATGGCGGTATATACCAATGCAGGAGGAGGCGGCGGAGCGTCATCGGACGAGCTGACTGCCGCCAGAGGAGATGTATTAAAAGGGAAGACAGCGGTTACAAGCGACAGCAGCGATGAGCCGGTGGAGGGAACGCTGGAGCTGACTGGGGATGCGGCGGATTCCCATGTTCTGATCGGGAAAACCTATTACAATAAGGACCCGAAAACGAGGCGGGCCGGAACTATGCCGAACCGTGGGGCTGTGGCCCAGGAGCTGGCAGCAGGCGGGAGCTATACAATCCCGGAAGGGTATCATAACGGCGGTGGAAAGGTAACGGCAAAGAGCCTGGCGTCGCAGACGGGAGGAGCTACGGCAGCAGACGGGGATGTCCTGTCCGGCAGGACCTACTGGAAGGACGGTGCGAAGCGCACCGGGACTATGGCCAATCAGGGAGCGAAAACAGCAGCATTAAACGCTGGAGGGAGTTATGCGATTCCGGCGGGCTATCATAACGGATCCGGCCGGGTGACGGCCAACAGCCTGGCGTCGCAGACCTCTGCCAATGCGGCAGCGGGGCATATCCTGTCTGGGAAGACTGCGTGGGTCAATGGTAGTAAGCTGACAGGTACTCTCGCTGTACAATCTGCGATTTCTTTTAATGCAGCCGCTCTCTCCGCAACTTCGGTCCGGATCAGCTGGAAGAATCCGGCCAGGGGACCTTGGCAGGGAGTATTTATCCAGATGAGTACATCCGGGAATCCGGGGACGGGCGGCGGAACGAGAGTATATACCGGAGCCGGAAATAATCCAAGCTCGGCTGGCGGAAGCAACTATGTGGATATAGGCGGACTTAATATGGGAACCACCTATTACTTTACATGTACGTCGTACTGTGACGCTTTGGGGTGGGGATCCAGCTATAATGTAGCGGCTACAACAAAGGGAAAGATATTATATGATAATGGCTATAATCCATATGGTATGTACGATAGTTATGAGATTGCTACTTTCTATCCAACTTATGTAGAAAATCCTGGTATGCCTGGATCCGGATCTGATTCGATATATAAGTTTAAAACCCCAGTAATTGATTCCGGATATTCAAAAATGTGGTTTGATTTATATATTTTATATGCAAAATCCAATTACCCATTTCTGAATGCTAGTTATACATACAAACGTGAAGAAGACAGATATCCTAAGCAAGTTTCATTTCACGATACGAACAAGGCCGTTGTAGGAAATAAGAGGATTGCTATACAAATGGCAGGATCTGGAGTCGCTATCCAGGATATACGGTTTGACTGGACGGGATACGATCAGTACGCTCTCAATGGCAATGGTATCAGAATATATAAAATATGGCTGGAATAGAGAATGGTCGATAAAGCAATCCATTGAAAAAAAGAAAGGAGACTGGAATGAAAGCATTAATTATTTACGACGCAACAGGACGAATCTGGAATGTCACCTATGGCGAGGACATCCTCCCTACCGGATTATCGGGGATGGTCGCGGATGTCCCGGAAGGTCGCAGCGTATATGGGATTGATTTTTCCGGGAGCATCCCGAAGGCAAGATATGAGGAGCTGCCGAAAACGGAGGTGGAACAGATATCTGGAAAGATTGATGCGCTTTCAGAGAGCATAAATCATCTGGTGACAGGCAGTGTGATGCCCATGACTGTGGCGTGCTCTTTCATCGCAGAAACCTTCACGGATGACCAGGCGGTACAGGTTCCTGGTCTGTACCCGGAATGGGATGGGAACGGTATGGCTTATAAGACCGGCACAAGGCTCCGGTATACCGGTGTTCTTTACCGGGTGTTACAGGATCACACATCCCAGGATGACTGGACACCGGATGCATCCCCCGCGCTGTTTGCGGAGATTTTAATTCCGGATCCCGGGGTGATCCCGGAGTGGAAGCAGCCGGAAAGCACCAATGGATATGCCAAAGGCGACCGCGTTGCCCATGGAGGAAAGACCTGGGAATCCCTTGTTGACAATAATGTCTGGGAGCCCGGAATATCCGGGACAGAAGCTCTCTGGAAAGAATGGAGGTGATACCAATGGATGAGGCTGTAAAAGCGGAGCTTGCCAGGCTCCGGGATGAGGACAACCGACAAAATCACCGGATCGATGACCTGGAGCAGTCTGTAAAGGCGATCCAGGACCTTACGATCTCCGTCCATGCCCTGGCCCAGGACATGCGGCAGATGTTATCAGAGCTTAAGGACCAGGGATCACGGCTTGAGCGGTTTGACGGCCGTCTGGAAGCCCTGGAGCAGCAACCGGCGAGGAGATGGCAGCGGATGTCGGACAAGATCCTGGACACGGCCGTGGGGCTTCTGGCCGGCGCTGTGATCACGGGGATTGCAATGTTAGCTGTACAGTATATCAAGTAGTGGAAGGAGAAAAATAGAATGGATTTTAGCGTAATCATGCAGTACATATCGTATCTTTTGGTGGCCATCGGCGTGATGGCCTTTGTGGTGTCCACGGTCACCCAGGTAGTCAAGTCCTGGCCGGGCCTGGATAAGCTCCCCACGTCGGTAGTGGTGATCGTGCTGTCCCTGGTGCTGTGCCCGGTGACCTTTGTGGCGCTGATGGCGTGGATGGACCGGGAGATCACCTGGTATATGGTCTTTGCGTGTATGATCGGGGCCTTTATCGTGGCGTTGGTGGCTATGGATGGATGGGAACGGCTCAAAGAGATCTGGGACCGGACCGGCTACCAGAAAAGGCCCATGGGCAAGTCTTAAGGAGGTGATCCGGTATCTCCCGGCCGGCGGGGTTAAGCCGGATGTTTATTGCGACGTCGCAACAATAGCCCCCCCCCAGAGATGGTTACCCCTGGGGGCGTTCTTTTTATGCAGAAAGTGAGGAACACATATGGTAAGAGTTGGAAGTGCAAGATCGAATGAAAATGGCGGAATCAATGGAGGAAAGCCGGGAGACCAGAAGGGAGGAAGGGAGGTATCCACGCAGGATTGGTATCTGCATAGCAAAGGGTGGGTCGTTATCCGCGCGAAAGATAGGCAGGTTCGTGAGCTGATTGCCCACAACATGGAATCCATTTGCGCCAACAATAATATCGGTTACTGCCAGGATCACAGGACAAGCCTGATTGCTATTGCTGCTGGATATGGATATGATGCCAGCAAGATTTTGTCACCCTGCGAGACAGATTGCTCCGAGGCTGTCCGGGTATGCTGCCTGTACGCCGGAGTTAAAGTGGCCAGTTTTAACACAGCCAATGAGGTGAGTACATTGCGGGCGACCGGTAAGTTTGATATCTTAAAAGATGACAAGTACTGTAAAAAGCCAGACTACTTATTGCGTGGGGATATCCTGGTAACGAGGACAAAGGGGCACACGGTAGTTATTTTGGATGATGGGGCCAAAGCTGCTCCGCCGGAGCCGGAAAAGAAATCCGGCTGGATCCAGGTGGGCGGGGCCTGGCGGTACTACCACGGTGATACCGGCGAGCCGGTACGCAATGACTGGCACCGGGATCCCGATGGCCGGTGGTACTGGCTTGACGGCTCTGGCGCAATGGTCACCAACGCCTGGCGGCAGGACAAGGCCGGGAAATGGTATTACCTTGGCTCTGATGGTGCAATGGTCACCGGAAGGCTTATGCAGATCGGCGACGAGGTCTTTGCCTTTGGTCCGAATGGTGCCATGCTGCGGGGAGAGATCCGATGCCGGTGCAATGAGAGGGGAGCAC